CGCGGTACGCTGTCGGATGCCGTGGACACGTTCACGCCTGCCTCGCAACCGCGTCGGCGTAATCGCGCACCAGGACGTGCAAAGCGCGCCAGGCATCGGTTGGGACGGTCAACGCGCCATCGGCGGACGCGGGGACGAGGCGCAGGCCAAGGATGGAGAGCACGCGCGCGGTTTCCTCAAGATCAAGGCCGCCGCCGTTGTCCGCGTGATTTTTCCAGCGCGAGAGGCGGGTTTCGGAAACCCCGGCGGCATCTGCTATTGCGGACTGACCGCGCTCCGCAAGGCCGCGCAGAATGATCGTTTCGAGATCGCGTGCGCTTGCGATCATGCGCGGATACCTTGCCCGGCATGGGTGCAATGGGATGGATTCGCGGACACCTACGCCGCCTTCTTGCGCGATGGTTTCGCGTCGGCGGGCGCGAAAATCTCACGCGGGAAAACGTCGGGGAACTGGATGCGTACCAGCGCAGGAATCCCGCGAGCGCACCAATTCTGCACGCGTTGGACGCCGAACGGTTTCCCGGGCCACAAGCGAGCAGACAAGGCGGACGGACCGCCGAGTTTTTGTATTACCAGGTGATCAGGGTGGAGTGCCATGTGGTGATTAAACACCACGTTTAACGCATTTGTCAACGCCCCGTGTAACACAATTTGTTTACATGACGGAAAATCGCCCTATGCACGAAACCTTGCGACGGCTTTACGAATGCGCTGGCATAGACCATGCGGCGCCACGCGCTCCGACCATGCTGGCCCGCCACATCGGCGAATCACCGCAAACCGTGACGAATTGGGCATCACGCGGCGTTTCGCAAGATGGCGCGATCAAGCTTCAGCGCCGTTTCGGGTGGAGTTCTACTTACATCCTGGACGGTTCGGGCGCCAAGCGTCACGAGTCCGCATCATCCCCTGCCCCTATTTTCAACCGCAAACAACGCGAAGATGACAACGTGACCGCCGTTCGGATCGCGTTGCGTTCGCTTGCGCAGGTTCTTCTTGCGAAATCACCCGGAGCTGCGGCAGAATTTTTAGCGACGCTTGAAGCGAACTGTGAGAGTCCGCCTTTTTCTCCGGATCACTTTTTGCTTGGATCGCTCGCTGATATCGCTGAAGCAATTCGTGACGGTGAGGAAGCGGCAACTGCTGCGCCACGGCGCGCAGGTTCTGCTCGTCGCACCAAGCGTGATACTTAGGATCGAGCCTCACGTCCATTATTCTTCCCCTTCTACTAACCGAAGGAGCACATCGGAACATGATCGGATCGCATGAGGTGAGATTGGCGCCAGCGCTTGCTTTGCCGACCGCAAAGCACCGGATTGTGGTCTGACATGTGGCGTCCAATTCTGATTATTGTCGCAGGCATGGCCGCATTGATTGTCGGCTTCAACTTCATAGCGGTCCAAGCGCTCAAGGATCAGGCGCCGCGCCCCGCTTCACCGCCGCCATCGGCAGTAGTCAAGACGACGAAACCCGCTGAAATTTCAGCGCGCGAACAAGCCGCAAAGGTTGCGACAGCGGAGAAAGAAACCGCCGCGAAGGAAAAAGAAAAGAAAGACGACATCGCGCGCGGCCTCGTCGCCATCGGCGCGCAGCGGCTGAAGGCCGCCATGCGCGACCCGGATAGCTTCGTGCTCGAACAAGCCTTGATGGTCGAAGGCACGAACGCCGGATGCTACACCTACCGCGCCCGTAACGGATTCGGCGGCATGAACCGCGAGTACGCAGTGCAATCTCCGGATGGTGCGAAGCTGCTCATAAATTCCATGAGCGGATTCGACGCAACATGGAAAAAATGGTGCAACGGCCGCCGCGGCACTGACCTGGAAGCGGTCATAAATCAGCGCGTGCTCAAATGATGACACGCATCACGTCAGCGCGGGCAGGCAATCGCGCATCGTTTCCGCGGCTTCGACGTTCAAGCCGCACACGCGCACCAGCTTCTCTGCCAACATCTGCTTGATGACGTATTGCGCGGCCTTGTGGACCGATTCTGCATCATGTTCCGCGTTCAGCGTGTACCGATTGTCGAGCGGCATCGTGCGGAAAATCTCACGGCACACGTCCAACGATTTTGCCGTCTCAAAGTGATTCGGCGCATCGCCGCGAGCATGGATACGCGCGAGGCCAGTCTGCGGCGACACGTCCAGCAATAGCACGATGTCAGGCTTCGGGGCGAAGTCGTTTGCTTCCAGCACTTCGGCGACTGGGACGCCTGCAGCTCCTTGGTACGCCGCGCTCGATGGATAGTATCTATCCAGGATCACAACCGCGCCACGCTCCAACGCCGGATTGATCACTTCGTGCACATGCTGGCGGCGATCCAACAACAGCAGCCGCATTTCTTCGACTACGTCCAGGCGCCCTGATGCCGCGCTCGCGCGAATCCGTGCACCATGCGGCCCGTTCGTCGGCTCCTTGCTGCAATCCACGTCGAAGCCAGCACGCCGGAAGTCTTCGGCCAACGCGCGTGCCAGCGTGGTCTTGCCCGCGCCGTCGATGCCTTCCACTGCAATCAAGATGCCGCCGGGGATCGTTTTCATGGGCGGCAGTCTACCGCAACGCCGCCAGTACGGTTTGAGGCTGGTTTTGGCATCGTGCTAAACACGGTGTTGACAATAGGCTAAACATCATGTTTAATGCTCTCCAACGCGCCGCCCCTGGCGCGCAGGAGAAGCAAGATGACCACGCTTTGCCTTGTTGACCTGACCCGCGCAACCGCGCCGGTTTCGATCCCGCGCACGATCCGCGACGAGGTCTCGCAGTACTGCCAGCAGCTGGGATTGAGCGCCGTCCAGGCAAACGCCTGCATCGATGTCGCCCGCACGACGCATTCGGCGCGCGAGGGCAAGATCACCGCTGACCGCATCCACGACAAGATGCGCGCGATCCGCGCCCGCAATTTCCCGCCGATGGCCGCGTGATGATAGCTATCGTCCGCAAGATTCTCATCCTCGCCACGCTTGCCGCGTTTGGCGTGTTCTTCGGCCTCGTGATCGGCTTGGCCGTGCGGTGGCCGCAATGAACGCCGCGACTGCACAGGTCATCATGCCGACCGGCAACGGCTGGGAATCGTTCCGCACGTTGGATAACGACGAGCGGCGCGCGGCATGGGCATCCAAGTATTTCGCGGCCGGGCATCATCGCCGACCGCGCACGAATTCGACCGCAACGAATCCACAGGGCTGCGAGCAACGCCGTGAGGCGTCGGTATCCACGCTGCCCGCCCCAACCACGAAAGACCACTCCGCGCGCGCCGCGCGGATTGCGGACGGCGCACTTATCCACCCCCGCTATTTCTACGACGACGCCGATCCGGCCGATCTGCCGGACTGGCATCCCGATTCGCACTTTTGCACAAGCCCATGACAGGAGAACACGAACCCATGAACGCCGTTTTGCAATTCCAGACCAAGCAATCCCCGCTCGCCCTCGCGTGCGCGGCACTCGAAGTCGCGAAGGCGCAGGAATACGAGGCGACCGTCGCACGCCTTGCCGCCGAGAATGCCGTGCTCGCGCTGTGCGGCGATCTGCCGCCGGAAGGCACGACGCGCCGCGAGGATGGCGGATTCATCGCCGTCGTGCAGACCAGCATTCGCCGCAACGTGGACGCGGAAAAGCTGCGCGAGATCGCGGCCCATATCCCGGAGGCGATCGGCAAGCGCCTGATCCGCTGGAAGCCGGAACTCGAAACCCGCGAATTGCGCTATATCCAGGCGAACGAGCCGGAGATTTACAGCGTCGTCGCGGCGGCCATCGAGGCCAAGCCGGCGAAACCCAGCGTGAAGATCGAGCGCGCGAAGGAGGCCGAATAATGGCTATCTCCCTCGCATCCATTGCGCGCACCGCGCGCGCATCCGCACCGCCGCGCATTGTGATTCACGGCGTGCAAGGCGTCGGCAAGAGCACCTTCGCCGCGAACGCCTTTAAGCCGATCTTCCTGCCGTTCGAGGATGGCCTGACCGGCATCGAAACCGAGGCCTTCCCTCTACTGCGTTCCTACGAGGACGCCGTCGCCGCGCTGGATTCCCTCGCAACCGAGCAACACGATTTCGGCACGGTCGTGCTCGATAGTCTCGATTGGCTGGAGCCCCTGATTTGGAACCGCGTCGCCCGCGATGCCGGGAAGGATTCGGTTGAATCCATACCATATGGCAAGGGTTACATCGAGGCGACGGCGTACTGGCGCACGCTGTTGGACAAGCTCAATACGCTGCGCGCGCGCGGCATGGCGACGATCCTGGTAGCGCACACCGAGGTCAAGCGGTTCGACGCGCCGGACATGGACGCCTTCGATCGCTATGTCCTGAAACTGCACAAGGGCGCCGCGGCGCTGGTCGTCGAATGGGCCGATGTCGTGGGCCTCGCCCAGGTCGAGACCGCGATCAAGAAGGAAGCACAAGGATTCCAGAACCGCACGCGAGGCATCGCTACCGGCCGACGAGTCCTGCGCGTCAATGAATCCCCGGCGTACATCGCAAAAAACCGTTTTTCCCTGCCCGATCCGCTCCCGCTCGACTGGACTGCGCTCGTGCAGGCCATTACCCCCGCAACCCAACCCGCCGCGCAAGCGGCATAACACGAGGCACACGCACATGGCATTTCTTGGACAGCAGTTTGATCCGAACACCGTCGAACCTTCGCAGGCCTTCGAGCCGCTGCCGAGCGGCGAATATCCGGCGATCATTACCGACAGCGAAATGAAGCCGACGAAAAGCGGCGCCGGGCATTATCTGGAATTGACCTTTCAGATCATCGATGGCCCTATGAAAAACCGCCTCACCTGGTCGCGCCTGAACCTGGACAACCCGAACCCGAAGGCGGTCGAGATCGCGCAGCGGGACTTGTCGGCGATCCTCCATGCGGTCGGGCAAATGCAGGCGATCACCGATTCCGCCGTCCTGCACAACCGCCCGCTCGTGATCCGCGTCGAATACGTCAAGGCGGATGGCGACAAGCGCAAGAACGACGGCAACGAGGTCAAGGCGTACAAGCGCCTCGAAGGCGTCGCCGCGCCAGCCCCGCAGGCCAGTCCGTTCCAAAAGCCTGCGACACCGGCAGCCAACGCCGCCGCCGTGCCCGCATGGGCGCAGAAGCCGGCCGCGTAATGGCAACGCTGCCCGCCATCGCCACAGTCGATCCGACCCTCGCCGCCGTACAAACGGCGGTCGAGGAGCGCAGCGCAGCCGAGGAACCGCGCGCGTATCTCGGCATGTCGTCCATCGGGCAGCCGTGCGAACGGCGCCTGTGGTACTCGTTCCGCTGGGCCGTGCGCGAGCAATTCGACGCTCCGACGCTCTGGCGCTTCGAGGATGGTTTCCGATGCGAAGACGTGATGGCCGGGCGCCTGCGGCTGGTGCCCGGCGTCCACCTGCGAACGGTCGATCCGCGCACCGGTGAGCAGTTCGGTTTCGCTGACCTGGGCGGACATTTTCGCGGCCATGCCGACGGCCTCGTCACCGGCCTGTTGCAGGCGCCGAAAGCCCTCCACGTCTGGGAGGCGAAGGCGGTCAATGATGCGAAGCTGGCCAAACTGGCCAAGCTCAAGGCGGAACGCGGAGAGAAGTCCGCGCTGTCCCAATGGGACGCTGTGTACTACGCGCAAGCCGTGCTGTATATGGCCTATGCCGACGCGCCTCGCCATTACCTGACGGCGAGCAGCCCAGGCGCGCGCGATATGGTAAGCGTGCGCACGGATACCAACCTGGACGCCGCGCGCGCTCTGCGCGAGAAGGCGCAGCGCGTCATCACCGCCGCCGAGCCGCCGCCGGGAATCAGCGCCGATCCGGCGTGGTACGAGTGCAAGTTTTGCCCCGCTCACGCGGTTTGCCACGGCAAGGGCCGCGCGCTGGTGTCGTGCCGGACGTGCGTGCATGCAACCCCAGAAATGGACGGCGACGGGCGCTGGTCGTGCGCACGATCCGGCGGCGCGACGATCCCGCTTGGCGTGCAACGTACTGGCTGCGAGCAGCATCGTTTCATCCCCGCGCTGGTCAAGATCGGCCGGCAGGTCGACGCAAGCGCCGAGGAAAACTGGATCGAGTACGAACTGCCGGACGGCCGCCGCTTTCGCAATGGCGCGCACGGCGCGGACAGCTACACGTCCGAGGAGTTGCGGCAATTGACGCCGGCCATTGTCGGCGACGCGATTACGAACGGCATGCGCACGGACTTTGGCGCGCGGCTGGTGGAGGCTGCGTGATGCAGTTGCGCCCCTACCAGCGCGCCGCCGTAGATTCCACGTGGAACTATCTGCGCGCGCGCGACGGCAATCCGTGCATCGTGATCCCGACCGGCGGCGGCAAAACTCTCGTGCTCGCTGAACTGATCCGCCACGCGCTCACGGCATGGCCAGGCACGCGCATTTGCGTGCTGGCGCATGTGCGCGAGCTGGTCGCGCAGAATGCCGACAAGCTGCGCCGGTATTGGCCGGATGCGCCGCTTGGCACCTACAGCGCTGGTCTCAAGCGTCGCGATCGATTCGAACCGGTCATATTCGCCAGCATTCAGAGCGTGGCAGACAAGGCCATGCAAATGGGGCGCTTCGATCTGCTTTTGATCGACGAGGCGCACCGCGTGCCCCTGCGCGCGGAAGGCCAATACCGCCAGTTCATCGCCGATTGCCGCAAAGCAAATCCGGCGCTGCGCGTGGTCGGCCTGACCGCGACGCCATACCGCCTCGGCGGCGGCCCGGTATGTGCGCCGGAGTACATCTTCAATGAAGTTTGTTACGAGGCCCGCGTCGGCGACTTGATCCGCGACGGCTACCTGTGCCGCCTGGTCTCGAAAGCGGGCATCGCTCGTGCCGACTTGTCCGGCGTGCATATTCGCAATGGTGAGTATGTCGGCGGCGAGTTGGAGCGCGCGGTCAACGTGCGTAGTGTGATCGATGCCGCGTGCGACGAGATCGTGAAACTGTGCGCCGACCGCAAAGCATGGCTGGTCTTTTGCGCCGGGGTCGAACACGCGCAAAACGTATCCGGCGCGCTGTGCCTGCGCGGGATCGCGGCGGACGTGGTGACCGGCGATACCCCGGCACGCGTGCGCGACGAGCGCATTGCGGCATTCAAGAGCGGTGCCCTGCGCGCGCTTGTCAACGTCAATGTGCTGTCCGAGGGGTTCGATGCGACGCACGTCGATGCGGTGATCCTTATGCGGCCGACCAAGAGCGCGGCGCTGTATTACCAGCAATGTGGTCGGGCCATGCGCCTGCATCCCGGAAAAGAGAACGCGCTAATCCTGGACTACGCTGGAAACATCGTCGAGCACGGGCCGGTCGATGCGATCCGACCGCCGAAGAAGCCAGGCGATAAGGCCAAGAGCGAAGCGCAGGTGCGCGAGTGTCCAGTGTGTCACTCGCTGCTCGCGGTACAGATTCGCATTTGCCCGGATTGCGGGCACGAATTCCCGCTTGCGGATCGCGCGCGGCACGATGCGACGGCCAGCGAAGCGGCGATCTTGTCAGATGAACTTGCGCCGCCGGTCGAGCATGACGTGAACCGCGTGAGCTACGTCGCGCACGTCGGAAAATCCGGCACGTCGACGCTACAGGTCACCTACTGGTGCGGGCTGCGCTCGTTCCGCGAATGGGTATGCCTGGAGCACGGCGGCTACGCGCGAGCAAAGGCACTGTCGTGGTGGATGCACCGCGACGAGCACGGCTTGACGCCGCGCACGGTCGATGCCGCGCTCGAAAGCGTAGGACGGCTGCGCGAACCAAAAACTATCCGCGTGATTCATCGCGGTAAATTTCCGGAGATAGTTGGCTACGAGTTCGGCGAAGAAACGAGGATGGCAGCATGACCTTACCCGCAGACGTGGCGCGATGCACTGGCGTCGAATATGACGACGGATCGTGGCGCGAAGGATGCGCGCATTGCTTGCGGCGCACAGACCGCAGTGATTTTCCGTTACAAGTTTGGATGGAGCCGCCGCCGCTCATCACGCTTTTCTGCGAAGCACTGATTGAGCCGCATAACGCTTGAGCTAAGCGGCGGCGTAGCCGTCCGCTTGAACGAATAGTTATAGCGCAATTGGAGAGAACAATGGGCAGAGAAGTAAGGCGCGTGCCGGCCAGCTGGCAACACCCGAAAGAACGTAGTGGCGAATACAAACCACTGCTTGCCGGCGACTACGAAGCGGAAGCGAAGGAATTTTTGGACAAGGCCAACGCGGAAGGGTTGCAAGCTGCCGTTGATTGGTATGGGCAAGCGCCCGAGCGTGAAAACTACATGCCGAGTTGGCCGGAGAGCGAGCGCACGCACTACATGATGTACGAAACGTGCAGCGAAGGGACGCCGATAAGTCCGGCATTTGCAACGCCGGAAGAACTGGCGCGTTGGCTCGCCGATACCGGAGCAAGCGCATTCGGCGGTCAGACAGCGAGCTACGAAGGCTGGCTGCGCGTCGCGCGCGGAGGCTTTGCGCCGAGCGCTGTTTTTTCACAAAGCACCGGGCTGGTGAGCGGTGTGGATGCGCTATAACGCCCAAGGTGAGCGGCGACCGTAGGGCGTCCGCTCGACCGAACTGTTATACGGCAGGCCCAACCAAGAGGACAAGACGATGCAAGGCAACAACACCCTGACATTGAATGCCGCGACGATGATTGAAGCGGTGCAGCTTTGGCTTGACTCGCGGATGCAAGCGCCTGTCCCGACCGTGATGAGCGTTGAAGCCGACACTAAGGGGTACGGCAGTAACACGTTCAAGGTGGAATTGAGCAGCGATGCGGACAGGCCGGCGAAGCCGCAGCCTGCCGTATAACGCTGGAGGTGAGCGGCGTGCAGACTAGGAGCGAAGCGACGACGGATGAACGTCCGCTCGACCGACTAGTTAGGGCGGACTGGCAGCATGAGCGCAAGACCAGAGGGCGCATACCCTGGCCCAAGGAGCGCGCACCGCTGCGAATAAAAGCGCGCTGCCCGATATGTGGCGCCGGACTGCTGTTGGATGCAGGAGAAGGCTGCGAACTGACCACGGACGGTGCGTGGATTGCGACCGAAGTTGACCTGCAATGCGAAAACGAGCCTGACATTGACAATGAGGAATGGGACGAGTGGCACCGTTGGCATTACAGCCAACCCTACACGGATTGGCTGCCGCTGGAGCAGCGGATTTTGCGGGCGGTGCGCAGACGTTTCTATTTTGAGCCCTAACGCTTGAGCTAAGCGGCGCCGTAGGCGTCCGCTTGAGCGAATAGTTAGGCTTCGCCAACCAAGGAAACTGAAAAATGACCATTTCTCTTTGCGGGTTTGTTGAGAGCACCGATACGCGCGAAACACCGGCTGACCACGTTGCGGTGCATGTGCGTTTCCCTGCCGCGTACAGCGCGTTCCCGGTGACGTTTTTCGTACCCGAGGAAAAGGCCCAGCACTGGCCCGCTGGCGCGACCGTGAACTTGACGGCGTGGGCCTCGCCGAAACTCAAGCCTGAAACGCCAGGTGCCCAGGAAGCGAAGCCTAACGCCAATTAGCGCCCACTTTCGGAGCGTAACCCGTAATGGA